GAAGCCGTGGTGTAAAGCGCCGGTCCAACATCAGGCGCCGGTCGAAGATAGCCGTTACCCAAGCGGAAGATGTTTTCGAGGTAGGAGAATTCCTTGTCGTCAATGGCGGGAGGGGAATCTTGCAGATTAAGACCGGCGAACGGGAACGGCGACCACACCTTTGTTCCGGGAATGATGCCGAGTGTCTGCTCGACTTTTGCGGCAAAGTCGCCCAATTTACCGGGGGCAGGCATTGTTAGTGTCCTTCAAGCCCGCTGATACGCGAAGTAACGAATGCGGCATTGGCGTTTTCGATCTTTTGAGCTGTCGGATTGTCGCGATAGCCGAGTTCGATCAGCGTATTGAGCAACAGCTCAAGCGTCTGAGTCGGCAAGCTGGTGAATTCTTTGCTGCGGTCGAGGTTCAGCAACGTCGCCTTGGCCAGCGACGCGACCGACGCGGATTGGTTCAACATCAGATGCCTTGGATGTAATAGTTGGAGACTTTGCCCATATCGACGGCAACGCGCGCCACGCCCAGCCGGTCGGCAAAACGATTTTCCATTAGTTGCGCTTGCCCGTAACGAAAGGTGCTTTGAAAAGCCAAGGAAGCGGCGCCGAACTTGATGGCATTCTTGAAGCCGTCCGGGATCGCGTCGTAATCGCTGTCGGTATTGAGGTCGCTGGGCATACAAAAAACGTCCAGTTCCATTTCCATGGCGAAGGACGGCACCGGAAACAGCCAAAGTTCACCGGCTTCGCCGTCGTTGTAGACGCTCCACCAGTAGGGATAGGACGTGACCAAGGTGGCATAGGCGCGGGCATAGGCCTGTAATTCTTCCCACGGTATAAAAGCCAAGGCGGGCCGCGGTGAACCGTTGCTGCCGCCCCAACACACCGCACAAGTGATCGTATCGATCACGCCTGCGATCCCGGCATATTGCGAAGTCAGAAACGGATTGACGAAGCCCTGATAGGGATAACGCTCGACGCCCGGAATGGTCATGAAGGCGTTGGTGGTGGCGTTGAAAATGGCCCCGGGATTGCTGCCCGGCAAAGCGCCCGGCTGCACTCCACCGGGAATAGCCGATCCCGGCTGGGCCGAAGCGCCAAACGCCGATTGCCCGGATACCAGACGGCGCACGCAAGCCGAGCGTTGCGCCGCTTGACGGCGGGCTTCATTGATCCACCGCACCAGTTGCTGTTGCGACGTAAAGGTGAACGCCAAATCGTGCAGCAACGACGAGGTGTCGTTGAGGTACCAGTTAAGAGACATGGGCAATCCTGCTTACAGTTGCAACCGGAGAGAACTGCCCATCCTCCTTACGTGGTGAGCACGTAGCTGGTATCGGTCAGGCCGCCCATCGTCGGGCTCAACACCGCCGCCGACGCACCCGCACCCTGCGGGAAACCGCCGTAAGTGAACACGGTCGGCGTGCCGGAATAGATGCCGCCATCTTCCACCACCTGCCCGGTGGCAGTCATGGCCGAACCGGACACGTTGCCCACGATGAAGGCCTTGCGCACCTTCACCAGATTGGATTGCGTGGTGGGGTTGGTATAGGACGGGGTGGTAGACGGGAACCCACCATAGGCCGACACGATGACCGGAGCCGCATAACCGGAACCGGTGGTGGTGGAAGACACCGTGTAAGCCGTCATGGACCAACACATGATGGGCGTGGCCACGGCCGCTCCGCTGGAGAAGTTGAGCGTCGGAATCGAAGTCGGCGTGCCGTGATCAAGACAGATCAGGCCGGTAATCGTTCCGGCGCCGGTCAGCGTCGCAATCGCGGCGGCTCCCGAACCAAGGGGGACGTTATTCTGACCTTCGCGCGGGTCATTCTGGAAAGTGATGGTGGGCGCTTGCGTATAGCCCGCACCTTGGTCGGTGACAGTAACCGAAGTCACCGAAGGACCCGTCAGCGTGCAATAGCCGGTAGCCTGGATACCGCCCGCCGGAGGCGCAGAGAACAAGATTTGAGGCGGATAGGTGTAGTTGGTCCCGCCGTTCGTCACGGTGGGGGCCGTGCCCGAACCGGAAGCGCCGACCGCCCCGCCGACAATCGCCCGCCAGATCGAACCGCCGGACGTGGCGGTGACGGTGGGGGCCGTGGTGTAGCCGGAACCGGCCGTGGTCAGCAGCGCGCCGACCACACAGCCCGTCTGGTTGGCCAGCCGGTAGTTGTTACCGTCGCCCTTGAGGCGTTGGATGGTGGCCCCGGCCTGGGACGAGCCGACACCGCGCCACGCGCCGGAAATCGGATCGATTTCCTGCAAAACGGTGTATTTGCCCAGCACGACCTCGAACCAGTCGTTGGGCACGGAATAGACGGCACCCGCTTGCAAGGTAACGACGTTGGTAGTCTGGCCCTTCAGATCGGGAAGGACGCCATTACCGCCAAAAAACAAAGGCATGACTTATCTCCTTAAATGACGGCGGGCGACGTGCCGGGCACATTCGGCCACGCAACGCCAGTGATGCCGGTGACATGCGCGCCAGACGAGGGTTTGGCGCAGCAAAGATCGGACGCGCTGATCAGAACGCCGATATCGGAAATCTGACCGACCGGAATCTGACTCTCAAAGCCAGAGAAGGTCATCGGCGCGTATTCCGACATGTAAAGCGACAGGTAACGCGAATTGATCGCGTACATTTCGCCCGGCGGGCAGAACGGATCGGGGAAGATCGGGGTATCGATCACGCGAATGGCCCGGAAGCCCGCATTCACCACGTCGTCCTTGTCGTAAATCGAGCGCGGCTTGGTGGTGAACATCTCCAGATTCATGAAGTCGGCCATCAACACGGCCCAGTTCGCCGGGTTCATCACCGCGTAATCGGGGGCTTCACCGCCCGCACCGGCTTGCACGCGCGCCAAGAGCTGGGCCATGCCCGTCCGGGTCGTGACCTGACCGCCGGTATTGGTGATGTACTGGCCGTTCCAGTAAGCAGTTCCGGAGCGCGAGATGCCGCCGTAAGACGGCACGTTGGTACCGTCATCGTAAGCCTGCAGCAGCGAGTCCCACGCCTGCGCATTGGCGTAGTTGTTGGCATACAACGCCTGGGCATAAGCCTGTTTGATCACCACCGCCGCGTCGGACATCACCGCCCGCAGCTTGGGAATGACGACTTCCGAGGACTGAAGGATGGCCTCCATCCCGAAGAAGCCAATCGGCACCATACCGAGCTTCAGGTTGAACTGAGCGTCCTGCAGCGCCGCGGCATCGGTCGGCAGCGGGAAATCGCCAGCGAACGAACCCCAGTTGAAGGCCACAAACGAAGCGCCCTGAACCGGGAAGGTAACCTGCGAAATACCGCCCCGCGCCGTCTGCGCGTTCGCCATCAACAGCGAAAGCAGCGGGTGGGACTGGTAGATTTGAACGAAAACACTGGGAACGAAGGCGCGCCGCGTAATAGCCGCCAACTGAGCGCCCAGTGCGCCGCCGGGCACCAAACCGTTATTGACCAACGGCCCGACAGGTGAAGTGGGAAAAGCCATAACTTAAAGCTCCTATGCAGTGCCAAGCGTGTCCCGGACGTATTTGTCGGGATCACGAACGAAATCGCGCAACTGGTCGTCGAAATACTTGCGCGGGTCCTTATGGAGCGCTTCCCACTGCTCATCCTTATGGGTCGTACCAAACAGATTCGATTCCTGCGGCAGCCAAGTCGGCGTGTTGGTCGGCTCGGGTTTCGGCATTTGCGAAACCACCCAGGCAGCCGCCGCATCGGCATCGGTGACGTTGCCCGTCTCTCTCATCCGGGTCATCATTTTGTCGTAGCCGGAATCCGTCAGATTGAATTTGACCTTTGCCGCTTGCATCTTGGACATCAGATCGTTTTCGACCTTGAGGTCGGCATCGGCCTTGTCGCGCGCCGCGATCTTGTCGAGCGCTTCCTTCAACTGGGTCTTGACGGCATCGACCTCGGCCTTCACCGGCCCGAGCGCCGCTTCCGCGTCCTCATCCGGGTTGCGGATGTCCGGGAATTTTTCCTTGGCGCGCTTGCGCACAGTGCGGCCAAGCTCGCTTTTGTCGTTCCACAACTCATCGAACAGCGCCTGCAGCCGGTTGACTTCGGGCGGCGCGGCGGTTGATTGCGGCGATTTGGTCGGATCGTCGGCCATAATTACTTGCTCCCGGTGGCGGTGCCGCCGACGTGATCAAGGCCCATCTTTTCGGGCTTGGCGGACTTCGGCATTCCCGACTTGCGGGCACCAATGTCCATGGTGGGGAACGTCACGTATTGCATCAGGGAGTCGTCTTGCCTCACCTGATTGACGTAAGCTTTGGGGAAACGGCCTTCAGCCATTTGCATATCTCCATTAACCGCCCATTTGCGGCGTTTGAGGTTGACCACCGGCTTGCGGGAACAGACGCTGCATAGCGTCGGCCTGGGGGTTCTGTTGGGTGTCGCGGTGCATCGCCATCAACGCCTGCATCTGCGCGGCGTGATCGTTGTCGCCGGAACTCATCCGGCGGGTGATGTCGGTGACCGCCTTCAAAATGGCGGTATGCAGTTCGCTGCCCATCGGCAAACCGACGAGCGCCTTTTGCAACGCATCGACGCCAAGCTTGACTTGCGCCAGCGCTTGCGCACCGCTCCCCAACATCGGCTGCATCACCGAAGCATTGCCGGTTCCGCCGGTCGGGGCCTGTTGAGAAATCTGCGGAGAAGGAAGAGGCATTTTTTTGTTTTTGTTACGCAAGTGGACGCCGAACTAAAAACCGCGATGAGGCTCGCGATAAATCGTTCGGCGTCCCAACGCTTACTTGCGCCGATGCTTACGCTTACCGCGCGCCATGTGGGCCTCCTTGAGTTGAACGGCAGATGCAGACAAGAGAGCAAACCCTGATCTTGTTTGCGCCGTGTACGAATTTGTTAATTGCATTTTTGACTGATTGCAATGTAATTCAGGTACCGTGAGCGAACATTCGACAGTATTACATACAATGGCATCCCATGCGCATCCCGACATCTCGAATTGAAAAATTCGTTTCCGAACTCGTCAGTGAGTGCTTGGTTTCGCGTCAAGCACGCGTCAATCGCTATCTCGCCTTCAAGAACATGTACTTGTTGGGCTCCGAAAACCCGGAGAACGCGGCGATCTTCAACAAAACGCTCGCCTACATTGACGAATTGGTGTCTTTGCTCTACTCGCCGGTCTCGTTGCGCTTCCATATCGGCGCTTATAACGAGCCGACCACGCTGGATACCGCCAAATTCCGTGTCGCGTCTTCGCGGCTTCACGCCAAGATTCGCAGTTCCTATCTCGATACTGTGTCCAGCGATGCGGTCGAATGGTCGTTGGTGAAGGGGAAAAGCTTTATTAAGCTGTTCTGGAGCAGCGGCGGCCTATCGCCACGTTTGATCCAGCCGGAAATGATGGGCGTTCTCCAGGAAAACCGGATGAAATTAGACCGGGACATGGAGGCGTTCGTCCATTCCACGTACATCACGCCCTATCAGTTCCGTCGCCTGATCTGGAATCACCCCAACCGCGAAGCCCTCGAAAAGAAGGCGCGCAAGTACATGCGCCCGCCCAAAGGCGAGGAGCCGCGTGAAGACAACGCCATGAAGCAGATCATCATCGGCGGGCTTTACCCGTTGCAGGCTGCCGGTAACCCGACGCCCAACATGACCCGCGGCATCGTGGAATGGATGCAGGGCGCCACCCCGGAATTGTCGCCGCAACTGATGCAGCAGATCATGCGGCTGGACGAGCTGTGGGTGTGGGACGATAAGCAGAACGACTGGGCCACCTTCCAGCAGATTGGCGACGACATGCTGATCATGGGCGAGGACTTCATCACCAACGCTCTGGCCTACAATCCCGCTTCCGGCAAAAAAGAGGACGAGCTGGTCGAGCATCACCCGTTCAACGAATTCTGCGCCAACCCGATGGACAATTATTTTTGGGGCCGCTCGGAAATCCTCAACATCGCTTTCCTGCAGGAGTGCATCAATTCCCGTCTTACCGGCATCAACGGGTTGTTGCGCCGTCAGGAAGACCCGCCCTACAAATTCCGCGGCGTGGCGGGCGTCAATCAGAATGCGCTGTCCAAGCTCAAAAAGCCGGGCGGCTATTGGAACGACCCCAACCCCAACGCCAACGTCGAAGCCGTCATTCCCGAAATCCCGGAGACGGTATGGGAGTCGCTGCACGAATACGAACGCATGTTCGACGAGATGGCAGGTTTGCCCCCGATTGCCAAAGGTCGCGGCGAATCCGGTGTCAGAAGCCAGGGCCATGCCGAAACCCTGGTGCGGATGTTCAGCCCCCGATTTAAGGACCGTGCCATGTTGATTGAACGCGATCTCGAATCTTGCGGCGGGTTGGCGCTCGATCTTTGCCGCGCCCATGACCCGGACAAGATGACGGCGTGGGTGACGCAGCAGGACGCCGGAATCGAATTCGTTAAGGCTCCGGAAAATGTGCTACGGATGCCGCCGGTTCAAGGACAGGTGCCGGTGGATTTCCGCTTTGCCGATCTGCCGCACAATCTGCGGGTCACGGTGGACAGCCACTCCGCTTCCCCGGCCTTTGCCATGGAAGCCCGTTCGCTCGCCTTCGATCTGCTCAAGGTCGGCGCCATGGATGCCGAACAACTTGTCGAGCACATCGACGCGCCCAACCCCGAAGAACTGGTGACTGGGATCGAAAAACGTGCCCAAGAACGGGCTCAGTTCCTGGCGCAGCATCCCGAAGAGGCGGCCAAGATCGCCAAGAAAGGCCGCTGATCGTTGCTATTTTGCCAATGTGCCAAATGTAATTGGCAACTTGGCAAGTTGGCCAGGGATGGCCGTTCTACTGAACGCGGCGCAATGCTACCCGGGAATCGGGCAGCAGGCTTTTGACATCGACGCTGTTGATCCGGTTGCCACCTGTCAGAGTCCGGCGCACCGCGGCATCGAGCCTTTTCTGCACCATTTTGTTGCCAAAGCGATTGGTGCTGCTGCCGAAAAAATTGTCAGCACTCTTTTGCATGGCGGGCGGCAACGGCGGCACCAAACTTTCGCCTTGATAGACACGGTCCTTCAAATTCGACAGGCCGTAATCCTGCATGACGATCTCGGCGGTTTTGTCGATGGCACGAACCGTGTTGTTATTGCCGACAATCCCGGGCGCTTTGCCGTTTCCGATAATGCCTTCCATGCCGTTATGGGCAATGGGAGCGCTTGCCGTTTCGTAGGCGTCGGTGCGTTTGGCTTTCTGTTGACACTTCGGGCACGGCGGATCGGGAACGTCGGCTACGTTTTCGCCCTCGTCTACCGTCACAACACGTTTGTATTTGTGTTTGCAGCTCTTGCAGCGCAGAACGAGCTGATACTTATCGCTCACTTGGGTAAACCTCTTAAATATGGCCGTAGCATTTTGGGAGACAGGGAACCATAAAAAGGTTCTTTACTTCCCAACCGTACATTCGTCACGCAACGCATATCGTGTGCCGTAAATCAGATCAGTTTCAACGTCATCTATGTGCCGCGCAAGAACTCCAAGACGCAGTAACCGACGAACCGCCGCCTGTTTGTTGTAACCACAACTCATCATCCGGGCGACCTCTTTCTGTTGTTGTCGTGTTAGTATTTTAGCAACGAAGTCATCTATCCCCGACACAATGGTCCCATTATTTTGTTGTAGACCTTGCCACTTCCGAACCTCGCTCACTTGGGCAATCCGTCCGACAGCCTGCGGAAGCCGGTGGGAACCAAGGCTGGAATGGTGTTCAGACCGTAACGACGCTTCCACCATCCGATTTCCTGCCACATACCTTTGCGGAACTGGCGGGTGCGATACCAAAACCATTCGTCATGCGAGGTGTCTTCCTTGAGATAGACATAGCTGCCGTCTTTGGGCGCTTCGCTCATCGGCAACCATTCGTCGGTTTTCTCCGGCGCAGGCTCCGGGGTCGGCTCCTCAGCAGGCTTCATGACGGGTCCGCTTTTGTGCTTTACCTGTTGTTCGGTCATTAGATCAGATTTCTTTCTATTTTCCAGGTTGGTCCGCGTGGCGCTGGCATATCCGCCAATTCATCGGCGCGTTTGAAGAAGCGATAAACGATGTCGTTCGCCCGTCTGCCAAATTGTTTGGTGTCGCCGCTTTCTTCCTGCGTCATGCGTTCGTAAGTTTCGTTGGCGGCAATCAGTGAAGGTCTGCGCCAATTGATCCAGGCACGCACCGACAAGGCAGAGGCAAATACGCGGTCGTCTTTGCATTTCTCGTTGCTGGAATCGGGAGCGCCGATCTCGTTGCCGTCTTGCACTACGATCATCATTTCTTCCAGCAACATGCGCGAGCGGATGTGAAGTTCGCGAGTGGCATAGGCGCCGCGGAACTGATGCATGATCTCCGATTTGGTCTTCCAATTGGTCTCAAAATTGTAGCAGGCTCCGGCACCCATATTGTCGGCCCGATGATAAAGATACCAACGGGCATTTTCCAAAGCGTCGTCCCATTTGCGATCAGCCACAAATCGGGCAAATTGTTCGGCTTTCAACAGGTCGCGCAAATGGTCCCATTCCATCATGATCATGCGGCCGGGGCCGGACAATTCGACATTGACAACACAATCGCGATAAGCCGACGCCAAATGCGCCAACACCCAGGCACAATGCTTCACTTCCACGTCGCTGGTGGCGTATTCGGCCACTTGCACCATTTTGTCGGCGTAACAACGCCAGACCTCCACGGCATGTTTATCCTTATGGTCGTTACGTCCGTACGCCGGATCGCAGCCAATGACGTACTTACCGTTTGGTTGGGGCTCCTCCCACACCTTTAATTCAATACGATGGCGGTCTTCTTCGTCAAACAGCTCCTCCAATTTGATCGCCCAAAAATCGTTACCCAGCTCATAGCGATAGGCCTTGTAGATGTATTCCGTCGAATCCGTTTCGTTGGCCGCCAACATCGCCTGGATATCTTTGTTGACGATACGGGTCTGGAAAAAGGAATAGCCGGACTGAATGAAAGCGTCCTGTTCCACCCAAGGCTGGTTCTGCTTGAAGATATGTTCGTCCTGGGTTTGGTCGGCATCCTTCCATCTGATCCAGGCCAGTTGTTCCGGCTTGATGACGTAATTGTATTGCTGCCGCACCATACGCACCCGTTCGCGTTCTTCGCCGCTGGGCGGATAGGTGCCATACATGGCAAAGCGTTTGTCGGTCTTTTCAATGCGGTTGGTATTCGAGGCCCACCAGCCGATGAAGAAGGCGCGTTGCGTCGCCGTATCGCCTTTGGCTGCAAACCACATCTTGCGAAAATGATTGTAGCCGTTGGCGGTAGACTCGTAGATAAAAAGCCGGTTGGGGTTTTTCTGCGCCAGCGATTCCTGGAAAGACTTCAGCGCGTCGGGATCGCCATACTTGGAACATTCGGTCAGGTGCGCAAAGCTGAAACCCTTGCCTTCCGCCCACGACAGGCCTTTGCGTTTGGTTCCCGCCACCAGGAATGTAATGCGTGAGCCGTTGGAGAATTCCATGAAAGAGCGGTTGGAATTCACCACTCTAAAAGATTCGCCAAAATAGCCCTGCGGGAACGACTGAATGTAACCGTTGATAATGGATCGGTTGGCGTTGCGATTCTCTTCGGTGTCCGACACCAAGGCGGCGCGCGTACCGGGAAACATGGCGCACCAAAATACGTCGATCACCAACGAGATGGTTGTGATGCCCAATTGCCGGCTCTTAAGGCAGCAGAAGGAACGAACGCCCTCTTCCAGGCCTTTGGCCATCTCGTCCAGGAAACGCTCCTGCGAGTCGTACAGCACCAGCGGCGAACCGCTCTTGTCGGAATTTTCTTCCTTGGAATAGATGCGCAGGTTTTGAATGAACTCGTGAAAGAGTTCAATCCACTTGGTCGGACGAGGCATCGAACTTAATTTCCGCAGCGCCATACGGGCCGCGTTCTGTCATCAACACGGCGCGGCAGATCAGACGAAAGGTGACGTTGCAACAATCTATTTCCCAGATATGCGGTGCAGGCGATCTAACTGCACTGATGACACGAAATAAAAGATCATTGTTTTGAAGCAACGCACATTTTGCAAACATAAAATCGTGAATGTCAGCGAATTCCCATTCGATAACAGGCGTTCCTTTCCAATGCCAAGCGTTATAATTGGAAAAGAAATTAACCTCATGACATAGTCGTCCGATGGATTGAATAATATCCGTCATCGTTAGACCGCCTTCTTAGAAGAAGCAAACGGAACCTCATAAACATAGGTACGACCAATAACAAGTTTTTCTGCTGTTTCGGAATTATCAGTTTCATTAAAATCATATTTGCAGATGAAATTCGCAGTTGCTTGAAATTCGTTCGTGGCATCGTTCCATGATTGAGCGAGCACGTTTTGAAGTTTCATTTTAACGCGAGTACTCATTTTGCTCTCCTTGATGACTACGCGGCTTTCCCCACCTGCCGTGCCGCCAAAATGCGGTCGGCGGTCTTGCGGATGCCGTCTTTCAATTCCGTTTTCGGCTTCCAACCCAACAGACGCTCGGTCTTGGCGGGATCGGAATTGAGGTAGTAGACCTCGCCTACCCGCTTGGGGATGGTGTGCCAGTTCACTTCGCCCTTCCATTGCAGCACATCGGCACAAACGGTAACCAGATCGCTGATCGATAAAGCATTGTTGGGGCCGGTGACGAACACCTGATTAAGGGCTTTGTCTTTAACCAGAACGTGGCTGTAAAGCTCCATCAGATCGTCAATAAACAGGAAATTGCGCCACGGTTCGGGCTCGCCAAGATTGACGACTTCGCCGTCCAGCATCTGCGAGATGATCCGTTCCATAACGAAGAACGTGGTGTTGGTGCGACCGTAAGCGTTGGTCTGACGCAAGATGGTGTAAGGAAAGCCGTAGGCGTAGTGCATGTACATCAGGTACTTTTCCGCCGCCAATTTGGCCACGGCATACGGCGCTCGGGGATTTTGCGGTGTATCTTCCGTGAATGGAATACCGGCAGGCTGCTCGCCATAGGTTTCCATCGAAGACGCGAAGATAAAGCGTTTGAAGTCCCGATTATAGCGGCAAGCCTCTGCCAGATGTACCGTCCCAAGATAATTCGTCCGGGTGTATTCCTCGTACTGATGAAAGCTCCACGCCACTTCGGTCTTGGCCGCCAGATGGATGACGTAATCCGGCCGGTGGACAGTGACATATTCCGCAACGCGCTCGCCATCGCGGATATCCAATTCTTGCTCGGTCGGACAAACCAACTCGTAATAGTATTTGAGCGAGTTGATCAGATGTTGGCCGATGAAGCCGCTGGAGCCGGTGATCAGAATTTTCATTTTGCTCTCTCTATTTCGGTATTAACCCGACTCCAGGCCGTTGCCGCAGATGGTAGCGGTCGCGCCAGTCGGTCGATGGTTGTTCGATGGGTTCTTCTTCTTCCGGGGGCGCCTCTTGGCCACCGCGCAAAATGCCCTCGATGAAGCCCTGCAGATCAATTTGCTGGGCTTCTGCCGTTTTGTAGATCGCTTCCGCTTCATAATCCGCCCAGTCGCCCAGTACCGTGCTGAGAACCGCCTTGACGTATTCGGCGTACAAGGTCCAGGCCGGAACGGGCTCTATGGAATTCGGTACCCAAGGGCGGTTTTGCGGGCCAATCGGCAGATCGGTCGTAAAGATGCGCGTATCCGGTTCCCAGCCCTCGTTGGAACACAAAAGCCGCGCCAGTTTCTCCAATTCGGTCATGTCGGTTGGCCTATTCGCTCTATGACGGCTTGGTGGATGAAAATCGATACTGGCAAATTGCGCGATGAAGCGGCCTCTCTGATGCGTTGCTTTTCATCTTTGGTAAAAAGCGCAGTCAGATACTCGCAGCGGCGCAGATCGCCTTTGGTCTTGTAAATTCTGGGCACGGTGCTGCTACACCGAGCCCGCGCTGGGCGCGTGGTCCATGTGGTGCCTCATCGAATTGGTTATGGCGCGTTAGTGCCAGCCGCTATCCAAGGCTTGGCGAACTGGCGATTGGTGTAGAGCGCGCAGACGACCCCTGCGGACCTTGGACCAATCCGGATGCGTATTAAAAAGGCCGGAAGATGGCTTCCGGCCTGTTCAGCGATCTTTAATGTGAATCACGGTCGATTCACCCGCATTTTTTCTGCCGATAATGCTTGGCGCACACATATTTCTTTGCTGCCATAGCAGCATCGTAGTCAATGCCGGGCCAGATCGGAGCAACAATCAACATGTCGTTTTCCGTATAACCAATCACAACATGGTTGGATTCGCCCGGTATTTCAACTGTATCGCCTAAAGGAAATTCGGCATACAAAGCTTGCACGCTGGTAGGACGACTAGCCAACCATTCCTTGAATTCTGGGGTTTCCAAAATCATCACACCCTCCCCGCTTCGCTCATTTCGGCAGCCTCAAATGTTTGCATTTGAACCAAAGCTGATGGGAAACATGAAGATTGGCCGCTATGACAACAACATAGAAAAACAACAACAAATACCAGCCGCGCGAAAACACGTATCTGCTCAAAAACAAAAGCATAATCACCATCGACGGACAAACAATTCGGCTTTCCCACAGCCAGAAATTCGCCCGCCGTATCTCTTTACGAAGCTGCCGTTCAATCTCGCGCTCGGAAAAGCCGTTCATTCAGCGCCCCACGGAATAATGCACGCGATAATCGAATCGTGGGGATCAATTCGGAAGTCACTCCCGGCATCGGGACGATTACGCCAATCCTTTTCCAGCGCGCGCAGAAATTCCGGTTGGACATTGAACGCGCGCGCCAAGCCCCGCATAACCTCCTCGTGAATGATTTGGCGGTGCGCCAATTCGTTGCTGTGAGAATTATCCACCCATGGATAGAAGATTAACCACAGACCGATGAGATTCCAACAATAAGGCAAGTCGTTGTCAAACTTCCGCGCAACATCGCCCACTGTCCAACCACGGGTCTTGAGTTCATCATAGAGAAACTCGGCAAACGGAAACACTTCCGCGGGCGTGCGCGTTTCCATCAGCGCGGCCTCTCCGTTAGGATGATGCTGCCAAAGCCGTTCCTTGGCGTTCTCCACGGCAGTCAGGTGAACTTCTTTGACGTGTTGATCGAGCGCTTTACGGCTGGGAAAAGAAGGCAGTTCTTCAATGGCAAGAGCGTTTTTTCTGCTGGCCAATTCGACCGTGCAAAAATAGCAAACCCAAAGCGGTGTGGTCATCTCCGGCCCTCCAACCGGGCGATAATTCCACAATGTACAGTTGATGTACAGGTGCTGCGGACCGGGCTTGATACCGGCTCCCACGAGCTACCCCCGGCTAGACGAGCGGGGTGAAGGGCACCGCTCCCTCTTCCTCTGGATTAAAAGTCCAGCGCTCTTAACGGTGCTGGGGCGCTCATTCGTTGGCGTCGTGTCCTTCCACACCGCCGCAGCGGAGAGCCTTCGTCCAGGCCGTCTGTTACGATAGGCCCCAACCCTCCGTGAAGGATTGCTTACAGCCCGAAGGCTCACCGCCAAGGCGTCTAAAAAGGTGCCCGCCATTCGGGACAGCCAGGGGCTGCTAAAATGACGGGCTAAGTTACACCCTATGGGAGTTCGTTAACGCGAACCGCGCTCCATATCTCGCGGGGGAGCGAGACAAGTACGCGGAGCGCACCTCTAATTTGGCAGATTCTAGCCCTTGCTGTCCAGGGGGATCACATAGCGTCTAAACAAGGCCAGCATCTTCGACCGCCACACCATCCATTTCGATGGCGCCTGTAATTGCTTTTCAAGCCAGTAAAACGGATCGCGGCAAAGCGCCTTGTCTTTCAAAACCGAGGCAACAAACGGAACGATGTCCGCATTCGACGGAAGATAGATAGGTGGCGACAAAGGCGTGGAGCGATCATGCGCATCACGTTTGATACGGATCACTTCTTCAACAGTGTAATATACAGGTCCGTCTTTGCGGCGTTGAAAAATCTTGCCAAAAAACCAGCACAGAAATTGGAACTGTCTATTCAACCAAGTCGTCATGGGCTCTCTCGTTTTTCATCCCTTGCTGTCCAGCGGAATGTACTTCTGTGCGTTCGCCCGATAGCCATCGCATGTCGCAGATTTCCGGTATTATGGCGCAAACGCCACTTGAAGTGAATCCGGCCCTGCCTAGCTTTCCGGCATGGGCGATACCTTCCTGCTTTCCGGCCTCAAAGAGAAACGCTCTGCCATCGTCGGGCAGATAGCGGACCTGTACAAGCAGATCGACAAGCTACAGAAGGATCGCTAGTAACAGGATGGTCAAGGTGTTGGCAGAC